GCCGGTCGCCTTGGGGAAGTCGAACATGCCGCTGACGGCCAGAGAGCCGGGCGTGTTGGCCGGGATCGGAGTCCGGGCCACGCCGATCGTGTCTGCCTGCACGACGACGTCGCCCGCCGCCACGTCGGACGACGGGGTATAGTCGATCGCGCTGCCTTCGCAAACGAATGTTGCAAGTGCCATGATGGTTTCTCCTATTGTGTTGAGTGTTCAGAATCAGGTCTCGCCCTTGACTTTGACGCCGCCGCGCGGGTCTTGCAGGGCCACGCCGAAATCGTGGTAACCCCGCATCTGGATGCCAAGGACCGAAAAATCAGCCTCGGCCGTCTCGATCGTCGGCGACTCCTGGCCGGTGAGGACCGCCACCTCGATCACCGGCAGGTCGTTCGGATCGGCCAACAGATACCAGGCCTTGGCGGAAAAGCCCGTGTAATGACTGTTGCTCAGATACCGGCTGACTTCCGCGCGGAACTTCCCTTGGTGCGGGTTGGCGATTGGGTACTTCGTGCTGGCCGTGGTGTCGCGGATTTCCAGCGACTTGAACAGTTGCGTGGCCATCGCGCTCAAGGCCGTGGGCACCAGCAGGATCGCCGGCATAATGCCGATCGGCTTGCCGTCCGCATCGACTTGATCCATGAATGCCACCTCGCCGCCGGTCAGACCTTCGATCCCCAGGGCAGTCGCCGCTCCCTCCAGGTAGTTCTTGTTGCCGGTGGTGAAGAACGCGGAGTTTTTCAGGAACGTCTCCCAGAAGATGTCGTTGATCTTCAGGCCCGACCCGCGGCCGAGCTTGCGGGGAACGGTGGTGATCGCGCCCAGGTCGTCGTTGATCATGTCGCGGCGGTCGATCGAGAGCATCAATCCGTAGGTGTCGGCCTTGTTGGTGTACGTTTCGTTGCCGAGCGTGCCATGCTTCAACTCCCCGCCAGGCTGCACCTGCTCGTACTGGTCCTTGCCGATCAGCCGGTAGCTCGTGACCGTCTTGAAGTCCGAGACGTTCCGCACGGCGCAGATGTTTCGCCAGGTCCGCTCGACGGAGAAGAATCCGTCCAGGAGGAACTTGTTGGCCACGTTGCTTAAGATTCCGCCGATGTCGATGGTCGAGAAACCGGCCTCCAACTCGGGGTGGAAGGCGAACCGCAGCACGCTGCGGGCCTCGCGGAAGTTGCGGCCCGTGTAACCGTTGGCCCCCGCCGCCTCCAACAGTAGCTCTTGCAGGGTGATCCCGCCGCGAAACCGCCGATGGGCCGCCTCCAACGTCGGCTCGTCGAAGATGTTTTCCACCCCATCGAGCTTGGCGGTGGTCATGCAGGCCGCCTCCAACAGCGCGCCGCTGATGGTATTGCTATTGTCTCGGACGTGGACGGCGGGGGCCTTGGGGCGTTCGTCCCGCAACACGGCCAGCGCGGTCCGGGCCTCGTCCCAGCCGGCGCGGATCGCTTCGGCCTCGATCGCCGGGTGTTTTCCGGCGCAGGCCTTGCGGATGGCCGCGACGCGGTTGGTCTCGGCCAACGCCGCCGCGCGAATCTCGGCGGCGGTCTCTTGCGGCCGACCTTCTTCCTTGACCGCTGTTGCGGTCTGAGCCGTCGCTTCGACAGGCTCGGCGGTTTGGTTGGCGATGTCGGTCTGGTTATTGGCGATCTCGTCCATCGTAAAAATCTCCTCGGAAAAATCGGATGCCCCGGCCGCCACGCTCGCGCTGGTCCGGCCGTCGGCCCCAAGGTCCACAAAACTGATCTCACCCAAGGTCGCCCGACGAATAACGTTCACCGGCCCGGAAAATTCCCGGCCGTTGACCGTCACCCGCTGGTTCTCCTTGACGAACTCATACTCTTCGACGGTCGAGCCGATCGACGCCTGCCACGGAAAGCCATTCCGGGCCGAGGCGACCACTTCCTTCGCCGCCGCCGTGTCGCGCGAGACGACCCCGGAGGCCACTAACTGGCCGTCCTCGATGCGGATCGAATCGGTGTGGCCCACGCCGCTTTGCATGTCGTGGCCAAAACGAATCGGCCGGCTCTGCGAGGGAATCGCCAGGCCGGCCAGGTCCACGACCACCGGCCACCGCCAACCGGCCACGCGCATCGCCGAGCCGGTGTAGGCGACCATCGAGAACCGCGGCAGACGCGGTTTGCCGTCCGCGGCCGTCTCGACCTCGGATGCCTCGATCACCAGCGCCCCCGGCTGGCAAAAAAGGCTCAATGACTGCGTGCCCTGGAACTTGGCTTGTTCTTCACAGACCGCCCGGCGCTGGGCGGCGTCGGGAAACTCCTTGACCATCGCGCGGCTGGACATGCACCGCTCGATGAACTGTTCGTGGCGTTCTCCCTTTTTACGCTTCGGTAGCGGCATCTTCCGTCTCCTCATCGTTGGCGGTTTCGTCGTTGCCGGCCGTGTCGCCAGACGACGATAGTGTCAGCCCAAGCTCTTTCATCAAGGCGACCTCCTTGGCCCGCTGACGGATTTCACTTTCCCAATCCCGCCCCTGCCGGGCGTATTCATAAGCGAGTGTGGTAGTGTGACTGCTCAACCGCGTGGCCTGAGCGTTGGCCTCTTTCGCCGGATCGACGTGTTCCTGGCCATCCCAGAACCATTGGTGGTCCAGTTCGCGGAAGGCGGCCGTCCGCATCCACAGCGGCAAGAGTCCGGAGATTAGGATCGCCTCGTCCAGCCACGCCCGCAGAATGCGGTCGAGTACGCTGAGCCCAAGATGCTCCTGTTCGACGCGGATCGACTTGAAGTAGGTCTGGTGATCGAGCCGCCCGGAGGCGTAGTTGTATCCGGACGAATTGCAGGCCGCGACGTTATAGGGGATCGAGAGACATCTGGCGATCTCATTGAGAATCTCTTTCTTGAACTCCCCATACGAGGTCGAAGGTTGCTCAGCCTGGATTTGCCCGAGGCGCCATCCGCCGGGCAGCACCGTGGCCATGCGGCGTTCCAGTTCCACCAGGTCCATCGGCTCGACCGATTCCGCCTCGCCGTTGGCCGGGGCATCGGTATAGAGCACCGCCGCGAAATCGGCCGCCGTCTCGGCCGCCGCCAGCACGGCCAACGTGTAACGCCGCAACTGGGCGAACAGCGGCAAGGCCGGCGTGATCTCGGGAATACCACGGCTTTGACCCGGCCGGTCGGCGCGGAAATAGTGGATCATCGACGCTGCTGGCACGCGGTCGTAATCCAACGAGAACCCACCGAGGCTATCACCAGGATGGTTTTTCAGGACGTGGTACTCGACCGGATTGCCAAAGACATCGAAGACGATCCCGTCGACGGCGTTTGTCGCGGTGGACAGCCGCAGCAAGTCGGGCGTGGCCACCTGATCGGCCTCCAAGAGCCGCAGGTCGAGCTTTACGGGCGAATCGACCTTTGGGTTGGCCGTCAACATACAAAACGCCTCGCCCGACTCGCAGCGGGCCATCCGCATGGTGCGGAGCTTTTGGGCCAGGCCCACCGAATCCGCCCAACGCCAGAACTCCAGTTCAATCGTCCGATTAGCCGCGGCGTCGTCGGTGAGCATTTGCAGCCGCGGCCCGGTCCCGATCGTGTCGTTGGCCAGCGTCGAGACGATGCCGCGGGCGTAGCTGTTGTTGGCCACCTCGTAGCGGGCCCGGCTGCGGAGCGTCCGTCTGACCTGCGGGTTGTTGGCCGCGTCTGCCGAGAGCAGATCGGCGTTGGCCCAGTGCCGGCGGTTCTCATCCGTGGTCATGGCGGCATCGTAGCGCCCACGCACGCGCAAGGGTACGTGAACGGCGCGGAGCGTCCGCCGCTGTTTTCGGTTGCCACGGATGTTTCTCAACCAGTCGAACATGCGTTTTTCTAGGCTGTAGGCTGTAGGCTGGAGGCTGGAGGAAGGGTTTTAATTGCGAACCCTACAGCCTGCAGCCTACAGCCTCTTCTTCAATCCGCTCCCGGCGGCACCAGCTTCTTCAGCCCAATACCAAGCCCCTTTCGTCGGGCTGCCTTCTTGCTTTCCAAATACCGATCCGCGGCGATCTGGTCGGGTAGCGGGTGTTGCTCCATGCTGCCCGAATCACCAGAGGCTTTCGCAGGAGCCTTTGTGTTGTCGCGGATGGTGGTTTCCAGATCGTCGGCCAT